ATTGTGTCTCTACCCTACCACCACTATTTACAAAGGCGTTAGAGTGTCCTGACCATGTGAGTTTAATTCTTGTAGTTATTTGACCGTCTTTAGCCCTTACCAATTGATCTTCGCTGCTGTCTAGCAGTAAATTAGTGAATGGTGCAACCGTAAATGGATTAGGTAAGTTAGTATTAGGTGCAGGGTCAACAGTAGTTTCTTCTTTATCCCAAGTATATACCGTGGAAGCTGTTTCCCTAAGTGATAACCTAGTAGCGAATACTGGTACATTTCCATTATCAACTACTATAAAATTACGTTCTAATACATCAAATACCTTATCTGTCCACCCAAAGGGTTCGTATGTCACTTTAACGGTGTCTCCTGCTGCTATATCCCATTGTTTAAGGTTTATAGCCAAGCTCACTATTAAATCCTGCCTATTGCGCTCTAAGTCAACTTTAGCTAGTCTCTGGGCTGTAGCCTCTGATATAACGAATGGTAAGGAGATATCCTTATACAATGTCTCACCATCTAGCGTTGCATAGGTTGTATTGATAATATTTGGGAAGTCAGTAGGTACCCAACCACTATCTTCTGTTATTAGCACACCCTTAACTGCATTAAACTTATCACGCTTTCCAGGTCTAGCTACTCCTAACTCTGATATAATATCGTCATCTGTAATAGTTATAGATGGTGTTTGGTATGCACCTGCATTTATTTTAAACTTACCATTGACATATACCAAAGTACCTGCCATTGATTGGGTAAATGCTTCTATTATTTCAGTGGTACTAGCTGAGCTGTCAACAATACCGTTACATGTATATCTATCCTCAGAACCTCCACCGTCTAGGTCTACATCTTCATCACACACATTAGCTGCTACTATCACTGAAGCACTTTCTAGTTCATCATCTATTATACCAGGACCTATTAGGCTATCCTTTAAGTAATCAAGCATACATAAGGCTACGTTAGTAGTATATCCTACGCTATCATCTCTTATATCAATTATATCATTCTTACCCTTCATTATAAAAGATGGGTTAGGTACGCTATCAAGTAAATCAGTATTCCATTTCAACTTGATAAACACAGTGGCTATACCATTGAATTTATCGGTACTTGAGAATGTGCTATCAGTTTCATCTACAAACCTAGCATTGGCGTCATTATCAGCTGAACCAAGTGATATGTCTACCCATAGGTGATCTGCAAAAGTAGTGCCTGCCTTAGCCTTGTAGTGTATCATACCATTAGTAGTGTATGATGTATCTACCTCTAGGTCACTAGCCACAGAGATTTCTTCTTCATTTAAATATATAGTTTCTATTTCTTCTATTGAATGGCTAGCTACCATTACAGCCATATAAAAGAAAGAGTTATCCGTTGATGTAAAGTGGTACCCAAGTACCCCTGATTTCTTAGTACGTCCATATACATAATCTCTAGATGAATCAGTTTGTCGTACAATATGTGTTCTATCAGCGGGACCTATAGCAGCAACACTGTCTTCTTTTTTCTTGGAACCCATAGCGCCAGAGGCTATAAAACTTACAGCCATGCCTATTCCTTTGGCTACAAAGGCGCCTACCACACCTGTCATAGCGTGTGTAACTGCCATTCCTATAATCGCTGGTATTGCTTGTGGCATTATTTATTTCCCCATGATATTTCACCATCTAACAGAGATAAAAACACAATCCCTGTTTCTCCTGGTGCAATTAAATATTTTCCAGTGTTTATTGTCATCATATACCCATTATCTGTATTAACTATTACAATGTCCCCACGTCTTGATTTAAGGACGCTCTTTGAGATAAACCCTCTTTCTGATAAGAACACACTAGCCACCCCTAGTAAATCGCCTGAGCGGGCTTGTATTAAGTTATTTGCGGTATCCTTATCAAAATACTTCCAATCTTTCTCTATATCGTCAATTAATCGTGTATTATACAGTATATCTAACCAACTAGCCGCAAAGGTGATACAATCATTAGAACCCCATTTAAATGGAACTCTCATCTTACTTTCTGTATAATCTTGTAGTTTATCTTCCCAATTAGGTACTTTATGTAGCATATTATACGCTACCCCACTTTATTTCTTTATCAGCATTTAAGCAATGTCTTAAAGCTGTATCGTCAGAGTATATAGTCACTTGATCCTCATTAGTATATCTACGTTCTTTAGTAGCTTGTAACATAACTAGTTTATTATTAACTGTTAATTCAAATATACTACTATCCCCACTTTCAGATATCTCTACCTCGTCCATCTTACCTTTAAATAATATCTCAGGGTCTGCAACCACGTCACCACTTGTATTAATTAATCCTAATCTAATAGTTACGTCATTGTCTAACTCTACATTATCTAAGGCTAACACCTTGAACTCACTAGATAAAGCTGAGAATGTGACAGTTAAGCTAACAACTTTTATATCAGTTGTTTCTTTTATATCAGATATAGCCAATAGGTTACCTGCACCTAGATATGTTTGACCATTCCAAGACAGATCACCTGTACCATTCCATACATATATTGTACCACTTGTAAAGGTGGCATCAATTAGTATGTGAGGGTGTATGGTATCACTGCCCATCTCGGTTTTAAATGCTGTTGTAGTTGCTCTACCTACCATTACGATACAATCTCCTCTACAAATACCATTGTTAATCCATACATTTTAAGTTTATCTGTTGACCATTTCATTTCATTGCTTGCTAGTCTCATTAGTGTTTTACAATCAGATACTACTATATCATCACTATCAGTAGGTGATGTTCTTAAATTAGGGAATATGTCCAAAGTGGCATCTCCTGAGCCATCGCTATCTACATCAACTAGTACCATATACATATAATTACCAATTTGTATTAGGTCACCTGCTAGTAATATACCTGTTGTGCTAGCTGTCCATAGTTTGGTTTCTATGTTGCTACCTGTTTGACCTCCACCATCTATCTTAGGTGTACCTGTACCAACACCTTGAGTAGACGTTCTGTCAGGCTCGGGTACCATTACTGTACCTTCTACACCATTAAGTGATAGTAGGAACCCTAACCATTGACCTGCTTCTGCATCAGTCATAGTTGGCATTACAAGATCCATTTCCCACCTTTGACCACTGTGTACCTGCTTCTGTGTAGAATATGTAAAGTTAGATTCAGAAGTACCGACAATAGTCCTAGCTGTTACAGTAGCCAATTTAGGTTTTGGTGATGTAGGAAATGTTAAAGGGTATGATATAGTCATTTCTGTTATTCTCCTCTTAGTCTTTTACTCATTATTCCACCATCTCTAGCCCCTTTGACTATGCTACTTGTTATTTGTGATTCCATTATTTGCCCAAACCTCAATAGTTCACTCCTGTTTACTGCATCAACACCTGTAAAGTCATTATTCAATATAACCGTAGTGCTTCCTCCTCCACCCATTTCACCGTTAGGTACTATTGTACCTGCTGTAGATGGTACAAACATCTCTGGACCATCTTCTCCTACTAAACTAGCTTTGCCAACTGGTGGGTTTCCTCCACCTGCAAACCCTAACCCACTAAATATGGTGTTTACAAAAGGTGTTATAACCCTATCGCTGAATTCTCCTTGTGCTATACCAGCTATCATACCGCCAAAGTCAAAGCTTCCACCTGATGTAAGAGAGCTTAACCCTGATGATATACCACCTTGTAAGCTATTCGATACGCTTTTTGCCATACCTTTAAACGCTTCTGATACTTTCATTGTAGCCTTTTCAGCAGGTGTAACCATAACATCTGTTAATCTTCCAAATTCATCTTCGATGGTGCCTACCATATCTGGCACATAGGAGTGACCTACGACCTTGTCCCACATATCCTTAAAGAAACCTGTTACCTTATCTACTTTAGCACCTACGGCATCTAGAATGGCACCTAGCTTATCTAATAGCCATGTCTTACATGCAGTATATACTTTCTTAACTATTACCACTATTTTATCCCAGTGTTTCCATGTGAGGTATAGAGCTGCTACAGCTGCTGTTATCCCAGCAATTACCCAAGTGATAGGGTTCATTAATAAAGCTATTGCGAACGCCTTAAACCCAAGTGTTACAGCTGCAAGTATAGGTATCAATGCCGTAAATACACCTATTATCACAGGCACTGCACTTATTACAGCTCCTATTAATATCATTAGTGGACCTATTACAGCAGCTACAAGTGCTAGCCCAACCGCTACTTTAAATAATACTGGGTTAGCCTCAGCGAACTTTGTTGTGAATTCTGTTATCTTTATTATAATACCTGTTATTATGTCTAATATTCCTGTATCAGCTATGGCAATCAATAAGCCTTCACTAGCTGACTTTAACCTAATCATAGCACCTGCAAGCCCTTCCAATTGTTTACTTGCTTGTTTGGCTGCCGTCCCACTAGCTTCTTTCAATGCACCCACAAGGCTTCTTACGCTATCTGTACCACTGTCTAAGGTAGCTGCAATAGCAGATACTGCCCTTGTACCAAATATAGCGTTTAAGTCTTTTACATTAGCACCTGCATTTTCTAGGTCACTTAGTACGTCTATAAAGCCCCTCATCTTACCTGTACTATCTACTGTACTTACTCCAAGTCTACTCAATGCTTCTGCACCATCTTTAGAAGGGTCTAACAGTTTTAATAATCCCATTCTTAATGAAGTACCTGCCATTGATCCCTGTATACCTGCGTTACCAAAGGTACCTAACACAGCTGCTGTTTCTTCTATTGACATACCTAAACTTTTAGCAATAGGGGCAGCAAACTTCATAGCTTCTGCTAGTTGACTTACATTAGTATTAGACGATGAAGCAGCCTTGGCTAGAACATCTGTAGCCCTACCTGATTCGCTAGCGTCCATACCAAAACCTTGCATTATGTTAGATAGTTGATCAGCAGTAGTAGCCAAGTCTTGTTGGGCAGCAGCAGCCAAATTTAATGTAGCGGGTATAGCTGCGTATATTTGTTCTACATCAAAACCTGCTTGTGCTAGGAAGCCCATAGCCTCTGTTGCTTGTGTGGCAGAAAATGCTGTAGTTCTACCTAACAACTTAGCTTGATTTCTTAGTTTGGTAAACTCTTCGGTGGTTGCCTCTGTCAACACCTGTACCCTGTTCATACCTTTTTCAAAGTCAGCAGCTACCTTTAACATGATACCACCTGCAATGATTAGTGGTAGTGTTAATCTCCTAGTAAGGGACCCTCCAACTCTTGACATAGTAGCCGACATCTTAGCAGCAGAAGCAGATATACTATTCCTAGCTTTCATTAGGTCAGATTTAAGTTTATTTGTTGTCGCTCTTATCTCAATAGTTGCAGATCCTAGCTTTTCGCTAAAACTTGCCATAATTCCTTCCCTCCTTCTAGGTCTTTCTTACGTTCTTGTTCTACTTTATCACTATTGGTAAATTGCTCTATCCACTGTTTATAAGAAGCTTTCTTATATGACATCTGACAAGCTATTCCAGTATACCATGTGGTTATACCTATCTTTAATAACTCGCTTGATTCATTTTCTTTGTGTGCATCAAGCATTAACTTAAATTGTATGGGTGTTAGTTCCCAAAATTCATTTACAGATAACCCCAAACTTCCTATGGCTATCTTAAACCAACTCTCCCATACATCTACAGTTGTTACTTTTTTTCTGCTACCTCTCCACCACTGTCGTCTGAATTGAATAGGACCCCAATTGATTCAGCAATATGCTTTGTTATATCAACAATATCTATATCACAATTAAATAAATCCTCAATAGATACCTTTTTACCTACTACTGAGTTCTTAAGCAAACAGAATATCATTTCTAGATCCATTACATCTAGTCCGCCAAACAGATCAACTAGACCTTTCTTCTTTAATTCTAGTTGTGTCATGTATAGAGACTTATTTGTAACCTTGATTTCTACCTCTTCACCCAATACATTTATTCTTTTTATTCCTAATATATCCATATTTTATATACCTTTATTGTTAATTTTAAGCAAAGTCACCATCAACATCAAACTCAGCACTAAACGTTGCTGCTTCTAAGTCAGCATGTACTATATTCAATGATGTTATTGTACCAGTAGCCGACTGGAAAGCGGTGCTATCTCTATGTATCTCAAGTGATACCTGAGCATTAGTTTTCATCAGTGTAATCAATCGTTGCTGTGCTGTATCTGAGTGTACATATAAGCATTCTACAGAACATGTTACATTCTGTCTACCTGGTGTATTCGTTACACTGGTGTCACCTTTAGCGTCTGTGGCTATTGATCCAGCTTCCCTATTGATACTGAAACTCTTTTCAGCAGCTAAGGCAAGCGGTATAGATGTAAGGGCTGATCCAACCCCTGACGGTCTCAGCACAACTAGTGTTACTGTGCTACCTGTTTCTGAACTTGACATAATTTAATCTCCTATTTTATTGTTATTTATATATTAAGCTGATGTAAAATCGCCATCAATATCAAATTCAGCACTAAATGTAGCAGCCTCTAGGTCAGCGTGTACTATATTCAATGATGTTATTGTTGCGCTAGCTGATTCAAAGGCTGCATAACCTGAACCATCGTATCGTTGCATCTCAATAACTACTTGTGAATTGGCTTTCATCTGTGTTATAAGTCTTTGCTGTGAGGCATCTGTGTGAACATATAGACATTCTACAGAACATGTCACATTCTGCCTACCAGGTGTGTTTGTCACACTAAGGTCACCCTTTGCATCTGTGGCTATTGACCCAGCTTCTCTGTTAATACTAAAACTTTTTTCTGCTGCGAAGGCTACAACTGTTCCACCTGATAAGGCAACGGTCAGAACTACGCTCTTTCCTGTTTCTGCACTAGACATAATATATACTCCTTTTACGCATTAGCGTATGTTAAATTAAATGTTAAGATTGTTCCTATTAAATCATTACTTGTGTTTGCACTATTCATACCTACACAAGATGTATGTAGGTGGCTATCTGTAGTTAAAGTTAAAGTTAAATCTTCCTTATGAAGATATCCTACAATTAAATCCACTATATCAATCAGTTCTTTACTTGATTCTATATCATCGGATACAACTAATATCTCTATTGATGTAGTCCATACAGTATAGCTTTTACCGCCTTCATCAATAATACCTGACGGTACCCTTATGTGGACGTATGGCTTAGGTGCGGAAGAAGGTATCATATTACCTGTAAATATACATGTCTTAGTAAGGTAGGTGCCTAGCTTAGCTGTTAAAGCAGTCTTACCAGAAAGAAGTGAATATATAGCGGGTATCAGTTGCCATATTGTTGGTGCGGTCATTGTTTAAATCCTTATATAGTTAGCCATTTAATTATATTGTGCATATTCTTTTTGTAAGCAGGTGCCAAGAAAGGTCTAGGTAGTTGGTTGATATTTCTTCCTGCTTTATCTGTTCCAACGAAGCCCATTTCTAATCTTGAACCGTAGTCTGACGCAGGACCTTTTTGTACTCCATACATACCAACTACAACATCACCATCTTTTATTACTTTGTATGATATGTTATTCCTTAATGTACCAATACCGACATTAGGCGCACTGCCTGGTGTTGATGGGTTGTTGCCTCCAAGGTTAGATGGTCCGAAGTGTGATATTACATAGCCTACTATCCTAACAACCACGCTCTCCATTCTCTTTTCAAGGTGGGCAAGCAGTTTCTTTTTAAACCCTGGTATATCAAAATTTATTTTATAATTTTCCATCATATTAACCGTTATATACTATTTCTGTATCAAATTCTATGTGGCTACCTTTAGATGGGTTATTTATACCCACTACTTCATAGTTTTTAGATGACACAACAAATACATCATGTAATATTATGCCACTGTTAGCCGTTGTATCTAGTGTAAATATCCTGTATTTACTGGTAGCATCTATCTTGTCACCAAGTTCCCTCTCGCTTTCTTTATTTGAATTAAGAGATACTCTACATGCAACTGATGTGATTTCAGTAGTTAGTATAGTAGTAAATCCACCATAGGTATCTGATGTAGGTTTATTTCTCTTAACTATCGCAATGCTATTTAATCTATCACTTAATGCCATTAGAATAATATCCTTTTAAACTTACTTAATAATGATTTTATCTGTGCAGGTATACCGCCTATGTCAAAGTATGTTTCGCTATCATCACCTGTAGTGTATGATTTAATAGCCCCTGTGCTATCTGCTGTTACATATGCTTCCCACCTATCCATTGCTAGCTGTATGTCTCCTGGTATAGCTGAATGACCCGCTAGGTATGTTACCTTCCACTTACGCCTACCTTCTTTCCAATAACTACCGTTCTCATGATAAATAACACCTGCAATAGGGTCAAAGCCATATGAGGACGCTGTTGCGGTTGTGGTAGATGATACATCAAGCACCTCTGATATAGATAGTATAGGTGAAGTATCAACCCTTATGTCAATATCACCACCATCAAAGTATGATATAACTGTAACTCCTCCTGCAAAGTAGGAAGCTATAGAGGTTGTAATTGATATCTCAGTACCCATAATATACCTATATACTGCTGATTTGATTTGATCTGCTATAGCCATTAGTAATAATCTCCTAAGTTAGATGATAGGTTAACATGTTCATTTGGTATTAGTATAAAAGATACAATTGTTTATACATTATACTATCTCCCTAATTAGTTATATAATACCCCCTGTTTCCAAGGGGTAAAATGTACTCAATTAAGCGGTTTCGTTTAATTTTCCTTTATTCATTCTGTGACCTCGAAGGCATACTATACCAACGATGTATCCTGCGGTTGCAGAAGCTGCTACGTCAACTCTTAGGTATCTAGAGTTACCTACATAACCCCTTAAATATACTTTACTAGCTGTAGCTGTACTACTAATAACAATACTATTAGCTCCACCACGGAGGTCCGCAGCCGCTACAGTCGTGAAAGATGTAGCTGATGAATCAGATTCAAGTATGGTCATTGTTGCTTCAGTAGCAGTTGTTGTAAATGCTCCTACATTAATTACTATTTCAGCGCTTCTATAGCCTCTAAGGTCACACTCAGTGCCCTCAATTGCTGTTTCAGCTGCTATTGGTGCAAGTATAACAGCAGCACCTACGGCTGTATCCCCTGCTCCACTTTGTAATATATGATGTAAATCTCTTTTCATTTTAAAAATTTCCTTATTTTATTGTTGTTGTTGGCATGGACCTGGGTTATATACCATTACACAGCCCAGGATTGATCCATATACATACAATTATGCAATTGCTATCCTAACGAATGCTTTATCGTCAACTGGCATACCATCAAAGGATACTACCATACGCAATGCTACTTTGTTTGTTTTAAATTCTACATGTTCTGAAACATCAAGAGCAAAGTCTTTTTCTTCCAACATATAGTATTGTTTTAAGTCTCCCATCATGACGCAAGCCTCACCTGAGGTATCACCATCTTCCATTGCTCTACTTTCAATAAGAGGGTATCCTAATATTGTAGCAGGTATATCACCTGATATAGGTACGGGTTGGAATATAGGTCCACCTGATGAACTTTGTATCTTTCTTAATACGGCTACTGCCTTAGGGTGTGCTACAATGATAGCCCCCTCTCTGTATTCTTCATTAAGAAGATATACCATATCAACCATAGCTGTATAGTCAAGATTTGCCAACGCTGTAATTGCTACAGTGTTTGTTGAGGCACTTGAATCATCAAGAAATGTTAAGATTCCTAGAGGTTCTTTATGTCCAGAACCTTGCATTATTTTATTATCTTTTAATGTTCTAAACTCTAGAGCTGCCCTTCTTGCAAGTAGTGTTTCCACTGATTGCATAGCACGCCTTTGTAGTTTTTTAGGTATGGTGAACAATAACGCATAATCTTGAGGATCTAAGGTACTTTTACCTAAGATACTTGATATACTAGTTTCTGCTATTGTTCCGCCATCATCATGATTAGCCCAAACAGGCGTAAAGTCGAAGTCTAAGATATCTAAAGGACCCTGTCCCATGACCTTAGTAACTCGTGATTCTAGTTTGTTAAGTCTATCTTTTTCCTCAACAATCTTGTCCCATAATCTTACTGGGATCAAAGCACCACCGTTTTCAACTATTACAGAAGAAAGTGCTTTCTCCTCAACTTGTCTTTCATACTCTCT